GACATCCGTGTGCAGGAAGAACACGAGTGCTTTCTCACCCGTTTGCTCGAGCTCGTTGACAATGCTGTCAGCGATCTCGTCGGCCTTTGACAAACCGATTGCACGGCGGAGCGTCGAGACTTGCGGGTCCATGCCCTCGGCGAGCTCGATCACGTCGCTGTTGTCGTCTGCGTCTGTCAGGTTTTCGAGAGCCTGCAAGAACTCACGGAGCTCGCTGTCAACGGCGTCGCTGATCTCGATCTTGCGCGGGGGAAGCCGGAACCTGTCATAGATTGGTTCTTGGTAGTCAGGCAGGACATCCCGCTTGCGGACGCGGCTCATGAACGGTGTCAGGAGAGCATGGAGGCGATCGGGGTTGCGTGCTCCCGTGATCTTGAACCCGTAGGGGGTATCATAGCCGGAGCACCAACGGGCAATCCACTCCTGCCGGTTCTTGATGCCTTCCTGCTCCAGAATGCTCGGGAAGAGCCGGCTGACAGCAACCCATAGGTCACTCGGGTCTTTCGTCATCGGCGTGCCGGACAGGCCCCAAATGTGCTCGGCGCGCTTGATGAGCGCGGCGGGCGAGTTCTTGCGAGCGCCAAAGATTGCCTTAGTGCGCTTGGCCGTCGGGTTCTTCGCGGCGTGGAGCTCATCAAGCGTGAGTGCGTCGTACTCGTAGCGCATCAGGCTCTTCCATACGACAGGCGCGATGACACTCTCGTAGCTGACAACCACGATCTCGCTGTCACGGCTGGCTTCCTGCGTCGTCTTCGTGATCTCCTGCACGTCGAAGCCGTACTCGGTGGCGACGGACGCCCACTGTGTGCGGACGTTGGCCGGCACGATGACAGGCATACGACGGCCGCGAGGCGACAGGCGGGAGAATGCTTCCAGCACTGCGCGGGTCTTGCCAGTTCCCGGCTCCCACGCAAGCAGCCGCGAAGGAACCGAGAGCATAAGCGGAACCTCCTCCGCTTGATGTTTCCACAAGGGGCGTTGTGTCAAAAGCAAGCTACTAGACATGCTTGACCCCCCGCTTGGTGACGAGATCATCCCACTGCGGGCGCTTCAGCTTGACAACCTTGCGCTTGGTCTTAAGGCGCACGGTCGCGTGCTTGCGGCCTTCCTCGACCTCGGCTTGATGCCATCCTAGCGAAAACCGCGTGAACGGCGGGACACCGCCATAGACCCAAAAGCTGTCTTTCACGCCCGTACCTCGGCGATGCGCTTGCCGGCTGCTGCCAGCTTCGCCAGATAGTCGGCGCGGTTCGCCGCGAAGAGCGTGTCACCGCCGCGCTTGGCAAACTCGGCGTGAACCTTGACAAGCAGGTGCCACGCGTCGAGCGCGTCTTCTTCGGCGACTTCCGCACGTGCTGTCAGGAAAACGATCTCTTCCTTTAGCTTCGCGATCTCGTCGCTAGGCCGATGGGATACGTGTTGCATTTTAGTTGCTCCTAATGGCGCGCTTCAGGTCTGCGATTTGGTTGAGGAGACCGCGCCTGTTGTCGGAGAGGGTCGCGGCCATCGTGATGCGGACGCGGGGTGGGGTGAGTGTGGGAAACAAATAGTCAACTACGACGTGCTTATTTTCCCGCACGATTTCGAAGCCTTCCGCACCAGCCTCGGCGGCGATATGGCGGATACTGCGGAGCGTTGACCTAGTGACCATCGCTCGCCTCGTCGCGGCGCTTAATAAAAGCGTCAAGCTCAGTAGTTTTTATGAGGCGGCGCTTGCCTACTTTCAGGGATTTAAGATCACCCGAATATATCAACTTCCATATATAGTCAGTCGACAATGAAAGATACTTCGCTGCGTCATAAACGTTAATAAGTCCGGGGATGCGGGCCGGCGCGGCGCGGGAAAGACTTGAGATATTTGTGTGTATATCAAGCTCTTGCGCTATAAACGCAAGCTCTTGGTCGCCATAAAAATCTGCTTTTTCTCGCAGCACGTTAACTATTTGGGCGGGTTGCATATTGCGTTGTCCTCAATTGCGGTGTAACGTCTTGTGTATAGGACACAACCTAAAGCGGAAAGCGAAGGAAGGGGCACCATGACCAAGGCGAAGAACGAGTGGGTTAGAGATGGTTTACAGAAGCGCGGCTATAGACAGAAGGATGTCGCCGTCGCTTGGAGCTCTCAGCAGGCAACTGTCAGCCGATTTATTGCCGGCGAAGAGTTGCAGGACATGCAGCTTTCTAAGGCGCTCTCCCTTTCTCGTATGCTTGGCATATCAGTCGAAGAGCTTGCCAAGGGCCTCGGCCTGTCAGGCGTGGCCGTGGAGCCTACTATCCCCGGCGGTGAGCCGTCGTCTATCCCATTGGGAACTATGAACATGTCTTCACCTCGACCGGGGGTTACGCGGCTTGAAATGCGTAAGGACTTCTCTGTCAAAGCCGCGCAAGATATCATCGGTATTATGTCCGGTGACGTGCTCCCCTCATGAGGGGGATTTCAGGGGGGGGGGGCACGCCTTCTTCCTCGCACGGCGCTTCGCGATAAAATCAGTCAAAGGCCCGAGTGAGCCGTACTTCGCAACGACCCTATCAAACACGTTCTCTTTCGACATGCCGAGCACGACTGCGATCCGTTCATCCGTCTCGATGTTCGAGCGGAGAATGATCGCATTTGGGTTGTCCCGTTGGGACAAGATCAACGTCACTTCATCAAAACCCAATTCCTGGGCCTGTATTCTAAGGACATCATAAGGGGACACTTCAGCGGGCATTTCCAGGGGGCCTTTGTTCTGATTTGTTCTGCGTTTGTTTGTGCCAAAAACAAACACTTGCGTCAAGCACAATCAACATTAACTCTACTTAATGTTTGGCGGGCTCCCCCTTCAAGGGGAATGTTCTCCGTCCCTGCCTAATTAAGTTGTATTGAAAATATAGTGTGACTCGAATGTCACTAAGACGAGACAAAACGTTTAAGCATTATACAGAAATCTCGTCGGCTTGCTGCCAAGTTAAGGCTTAAGCAAGGCTTGCGTGCCTCGGGAAACAGGGGCCGAAGCCCCTGCCCTATTCGCTGTCAGATTAGAAGTCGAACTTGCTGACATCGACGTTAAGGCGTCCGGCAATCTTGCCGAGGACCACAACCTCCGCGTCTTCAAGCTCACCGTCCGAGTTGGCGATATCGAGCGCGATCAGATACACGTCCTCCGCCATCTGCGAGCCGTTCGGGCGCGTCTTTACGTCGTCCAGTTCGCGGGCGAGCTGCTGACGGCCGCTGCTGTCCTTGGCGCGCTTGAACATGGTGTCAGCGGTGCTCTCAACGACGTTCTGCGGGTAGAGCTTGGCAAGCTGCGCGTGGTTGGTGACAACCGAAATCACCTTGCGGCGCTCGGCCTCTTCAATGTCACCATCAGCGGCGGCGACGAGCGCCGATGCTGCCAGCACGGCTTCCAGAAAGTCTTTGTTTTCGCCGTACTCGGCTGCAACTTCCTTAGCGCCAGCGCCGATTGCTTTCTTCAGGGTCTTCAGTCCAAACATGTCGTTTTCCTTTTCAACGGGTTTTGGGTTGGTTTTTCTGACAGCGTTTCCCGGCTGTCAGTTCGGGATTAGTTTGCCCGCCAGCGGGCGAAGGACATGCCAGACCGGAACACGAGGCCGGTCCATGCGATCCCAAGCACGAGCTCGGGCAGATTGTTGATGATGGCGAACATCATTGTCAGCGTTTCCCTTCTTCCTCGCGGCGCATGATCTCTTCGAACATCGCGTCGCATTTGTCTTTGCCGTGGGCGCTCACGAACTTATTGAGTTCGAGCCGACCGGAAATGCGTGTCAGTTGGTCGGGGCTACCCGTTGCGAGAGTGATGCGGTCAAACTCCCGCAACTCCTCTTGGGTGTAGCCCGCTACCATCCGCCACCCCCGCCACTGTCAGACGAGAAGGAAGAGCCGCTATCGTAGGAGCTCGATCCGCTGTCAGACGACGACCAGGAGGAGCCGCTGTCATGCGACGAGCTCGTCGCCGGGGTGTCGGGTGTCATGCTGTCGAGCACGATCGCGGTGACAAGCATCTGCGTCAGGCGGTTGTCATCGTCCGACGAGCGGTAGGCTTCCGTCGTCTCGCGGCGGGTATCGGTGCCGACCGTCAGCGCGGACGGGGCGGGGCGTGGCGGTGCCGGCGGGATATGCACGGGGCCGCTGTCAATGACACGGCGGCGCTCCTTCAGATCAGCGGAGAAAGCAGCGGCCACGGCTGCGGCCGATTTCTTGGCCTTGCGGTGCTGCTTGTCAGCGACATGTGCGATGAGCACGGCTGACGCCGCGACACCAGCAAGAAAGACTTCAACGTTCATGGCGGCGATCCTAGCGGCGCTTGACGAAGGCGTTGCCGTGGGCGCGGTCATAAAGATCGCGGAGCACGGCGACATCGGGGAAATCGCCAGCCTCGATAGCAGCGGCCATCGCGCCAATTTCAGCATCGATCTTGTCGAGCTCGCGGCGTGCCTGCGTCGTCGCCTCCAGCGCGTAAGCGAGGTTTGACAGGTGCGAATTGTTGGCCTCGGCGTTAATCTTGCCGCGCATTTCCGCAAACGAGAGTTTCTTCTGTTCGGTCATTTGACGATCTTTCGATTTGTTGTGTTTTCGGCAATCAGCTTGCGAACAACACAAGATACAAGACGTAGAAATAGGCTGTCAGGAGCACGGCCACCGCGAGGGGATAGTGGTTGTCCCGGCGCTTGCTCGCCTGCCCCGCCCTAAGCTCGCGCTCGTGGTTGGTGCCTACGACGTGGATAGCGGTCATGTCAGCATTTCCTTTTCGGGGTGTCAGGGGCGCGGAGCCCCCGACGTTATAAGGTTCTGGCAGGGGGTTATAACCAGCCGTTAGTGCTTCAGCGTCGAGCCGCCAGCCGCGACGACACGGCGCTCCTGCTCTTCGTGACAGCCTGGGCACGGGCAATCAGCCAGTTCCTTGTCTGTCAGGCCCTTGCGGAACTCGACAAGCTCGGGGTCATGGACGCTTTCGTCCCACTCCCGCTCATCGCTGTCAGCGAGGTCGGACGCTTCCGGCGCACGGCCAAGCAGCGCGAGGAGCATAGCGAGCGGCGTGTCAAGGCCAGCGCGGTTGAAAGCCAGCGTGCGGCGGAGCTCGGGCAGCGTGAGCGACGTTTCCGTGAGGTCGTCTTCACCTTCTGCTGGCTTGGGGCCGACGAGGATGGCGGGGCCGACGATCTCAGCGGCGATCATGTCACCGTCAGCGTGGGAGAAACCGCGCTTTGCGTCAGCGTCAGTCGGGTCGATCGCCTTGTTGAGCACGGCGAAAGCGCCCATCTGATGTGCGAGGGTCTTGAACTCGTCGCCCTTGGTGTCGAGCTTGCCATAAGCGCCGGGGCCAGCAACGATGCGGTCGCCCGAGGGGAGCGTGAAGACGGTAACTGCGCCGGCGAGGAAGTCGGAGCGGATGGCTTCGAAGTCGGGCGCGCCGCGATCTTCCGCGAGGTCAAAGCCGATAATCTGGCCGGCTTGTGGGGCAATGAGGAAGGCGTTGTGTTTTTCCATAGTCGGATTTCCTTCTTTCACGGGGTTTTTCGTTGCTTTGGTTGATCTTCCGTCAACCTCTTGCGTCTCACACAATATACGGATTTGTTTTTTACACAAGTCCTTTTTTTCAAAAAAATTCTTGGCCCGTGAACTTTTTTCAAACCATCGCACGGGCCAAGAGCACGAGCCCGATCGTCGCGCCTGAAATCAGCACGGTGGCCGGCGGATAGATCGCGTATTTCAGGCCGTCCATTTCTTTGTCAGCGCCAAGGCACAAACCAATGTCAACCGATACGCCGAACACCACGAGGAGCCCAACCACGTAGAGCGCGGACGCGCCCACTAATTCGAGTCCGTTCATTTCCGTTACCAACCGTACTTTTTCAGCATTTCGTTGTCACCGATCGACAGCGGCCGGGGCGCGTCATCAAAAGACATGATCCGGTGCAGCGCTTCCCGCTGGTAGTCTGACAGCTTCCGCTCGCGCTCGGCCTGCTCTTGCGCTTGCCGCGACTTCATATACTTGTCGAAGTCGTGCTTGAGCTCGTCGCCAATGATGCTCTTTGGCATCAGGCCGCGCAGCTTGTCAGCCCTGTCATCGGTGTCAGGCTTGGGCGGGGGGTCCTGGTTGTCGTCATCGTCCCATGTCAGGAATGACAGTTCCTCGGCTTTGAAGATCGAGCGCACGCTTGCGGAGAGAAACGTTTCCACCGAGTCGAAAGCGTCGGCACGCTTGTTGTGCCACGCACTCGGGTAACTAATACCCCTGTTACTGCGCCGCCAGTCGGCAGGGAGCGAGTTAACAATGACCTGCCCCTGCCAGTTGCCGTCTTGATACTGTACGCGGCCGTAGACGGTGCGGCCGTCCATGCTTGTCAGCTTCCAAGGCGCGGTGCCGCGCTTCTCGGTCGGCCCGATCCGGTGCCACATGAGGTTTACGGTGTTGCTCATGGTCGCCTCACAGTACGATCGCGAGGACAGCCAGCCAGAAGGCTGCGCAAATCGCGCCGGCGATTATAAAACCGCGCGGCGTCGCCAGTTTGTCGAGGGTCATTGTTTCTTCCTTTCTGTGCGCTGACACGCCCTTGACATCGCTGTCAGGACGTGCCTTGCGTTTAATATACAACTGATTTGCGTTACTCACAAGAGACAAGTGCAGGTTTTATCCTCTGCCCCAACTAGCCTTTGCGTATTCGGGCATGGTCTCCAGCCGCTTCTTGGCTTCCGAGATACGGGGAATAAGAGTTAGCTGCATCGCCATGACGTTTTCGACATGCTCCATTACCTTGAACAAGTCCGTGCTTGGCACGGTGCCTTCGGCGCACTGGTAAATTAGGCACTGCAAGCTCTTTAGGCGCTGCCACGCGTTGGGGCTTGCTTCCGGTCTGGCTTCAGGCGTGTACGTTGCAATGATGCCGAAGTTCGCGCCTAGCGGCTCCCTATCGCCGTAGAGCTCCCATAGCGCCAACGCGTTCAACTGCCAGAGCACGCGCCCGAGCGAGTCCAAATCATGCGCCGCGATGCAGTCAGGCTCCATTTCCTTGTCGTCTAGGTCCACCTTCAAGGCATATGCCGCGTCCGCGATCGTTTCGGCTGATACGAAATATGCGCTCATTTCCCACTCCATCCGGGCTTCAAACGCCCCCAATCCAACACTTGTGAAAGGTAACACTTGCTTGTCTTTGACACAAGTCACTGTCGCCCTGATGAGACGCATTTTTTGCACGAGCGGCCAGCGTAAGTGTTACCGTTACCTCTAAGTGTTACCTATCGGAACCCCTGAGAATTAAGGCTTTTTCTCTTAAAAGTAACGGTAACACTTCTCTAGTAAGAAAGTTATAAAAAGAAAAATAGGTATAAATAGATATATATATATAAAAAGGTTTTAGGTGTTTCTCCGTTACCTGTTACATTTTGTCAAATTCTTCATTAAGTTCAATATGATAGCAGCGGTAACAGCGCTAGAAGGCGGCGTTACCCAGCGTTACCCAATCAGCGTTAGTAACCCTCTCGACTGACACCCTCGCACCTCAAACCCCCGCCCGCTCGGGGAGCGTGCTAGGCTTAGGGCCTTGCTTGCTATGGGAGCAAGCCAATGAGCAACACACAAACAAGCGGCCAATTGTTGCCTATCGTATGGCGCGTTTTGTCCTGGCCTATTGTTTCGGTCTTACTATGAGGTTTCGTATGAGGGTTTTGGGGATTGATCCCGGTGTCACGGGCGCGTGGGCCGTGGTCGAGTGTCAGCCTGACAGCAAGGGCGTGCCGCCCGCAGTGCTTAGGCTTGGCGATTTGCCGGTTAAAACCGTGCGCATGTCGCGCCGTGACGCTAAGCGCTTGGACGTTGAAGCGCTTGATGACTTGCTAGGGGAATTGCTGTCAGCCGATAGCGGGATTGACAGGGTTTTTGTGGAACGCCTGACAGGCGCGCCCGGTATCACGTCAACCACGGCTTTTTCGCTTGGCTGGACCGCCGCCGTGCTCGACACGTTGCTGACACGGCACGGGTGGAAAGGCTACAAGGCGACGCACCCTAGCGCATGGAAACGGGCGCTTATGGTTCCCGCTGACAAGAGCGCTGCAAAGGCCCGCGCCACTAAGCTTTTCCGTAGCGATCGGCATTGGCCACAAGAGAAGGACCATAACAGGGCAGAGGCGGCTTTGATTGCGCTTTACGGGTGCCTGTCGAAAGCATAGGGCGCGAGAAACCGTCAGAGCGGGCCATATTTGGCTAGCATGTCCGTCAGCCATTTCTCAGGGTTTGTCAGGTTCTCGTCATAAGCAAAGGCGGGTGCGAGATATAGGAGCTCATCGGTTCCGATCGCGCGCTGCCAATAGGCGACACCATTTCGCCGCGTGTACTCATCGCTGTTGTAAGGCCAAGCGATATCCCCGCCCTTGCTGCCAACTTGCTCCGTTAGCGTGGAATAACCTAGCTGCCGTGCAACGCCTGTCGCGCAAAGGACATGAGCGGCGCGCGCCAAATCGAGAGGCGCGGTATCAAGACGGAAGAGCACGGCGCTTGACATGAAGCGCTCGCCTGCCGATCGCGGCAAGCCCGAAGATGCGGCATACAGATTGACAGGGCGTTGCGCTGACAGGATGCGAACCAATGCCAGCAATGCAGCGCCGCGCTTTTCCAGTTGCGCGCTTGTAATGCCACCGCTTGAAGTCAGGTCAATAAGGATATTGAGCGGCGCTTGTTCATTCGTAACGCGCTGGCGACGGCGCATTGCCAGCGGTTGACCTGCTAAGAAAGCGGGAACATTCGGCACACCACCCGCAACCGCGTCGACTGTCTGAAAAGCGGATGACTGGAAATGAAACTTGTTTTCAAATGCCGAAAGCAGTTTGTCAGAGGGCTCGACCCGCGCCAAATCGCCCGTGCGGCAATATTTGGCCGTAGTGTTGAGCGGCACGCCACCAAACCAATGGCCCGCGTCATCGTAATGTCCGTTCTGCGACAGCGCTTGCGCGCTGTCAGCAAAATCAGAAAGGGAGTCAAAAATGGTGATACGGTCAAGCTTGCCGCTGCCTTTCAAGTCTGGAAAATCGCGTGTGATCTTTCCCATCTTAGTTGCCTTCCACAATGCGCTGTTGCTCAACAGAAAGGCCCGACAAGTAGGTCAGCGCCGCCGCGCGATCGGATGACATGCCACCTGCAATAAGCGCCGCGCCTGCCATGCTATGGCGCGGATCAATGACAATCTTGACGCCAGCGGCTTGCGCCCTTGCCCGTGCGGCTTGTACGCGCTTTGTGAACTCGACATTGCCTGAAATGGCTTGTTCAAGCGCAATGTCATAGGCCCAATGAAGCTTGACAGGGAAGCGTGACAGGAACGCCGCATCGATTTTAGCACGGCCAATAAATTCCGCCGTTGCGCCCTGCCCGAACGTGTTAGCCGCGCCAATGCAGCGGAAATCCTCGTGCCGTGCGACGGGCAGCGGCTTGTCAGGGAAAGAGCACTCGCCATTTGCAAGCGCCGCGTTCAACGCCAGCAAAGCGGCGTTGTCGGAAGCGTCAACTTCATCAAAGAGGTAAACGCCGCCGTTCTCATAAGCCTCACGGAATGGCGTTGTGTGATACTTGCCGCCAGCGTCAACAAAGCCAAGCAATTCATGTGTCATGCCAAGCGCGCCGTTAAAGTAGAACGGCACGCCAAGCGCCTTAGCAGCCTCACGGGCAGCGTGCGTTTTGCCGGAACCTGTCGGACCTGCAATCCAGACGTTGATATAGCTCTTGTTTGCCATTGCCGCTGACAGGCAAGCCAGCAAGTCAGCAAACAGCGGGTGTTGCGTGCCGCTTGTCTTGTATTCCGTGCCGTCCGCGCGCTTGAGCTCGATGCGCAACAGCGCCGTTCCTTCAAGGGCGGCAGCTACCTTTTCAGTCACAATCTTTTCAACCGTTGCCATGTCAACAGTTGGTGACAAGAGCGATTGCAGGGCGGCAAGAGCGGCGGCGGTCTTTGCGTCGCCAGCGGCGGAAACAGGAACGGTCTTTTCAGCGAGCACGGCGGTTTCTTCCTCAATATCTTTAGGGGTAGCAATCGGGGTTTCAGCGGCAGAAATTACGTCGATAACGTTGATCCCAAAACGGGCAGCGATTTCTAGGCATTTAGTGCTTGTCAGGTCAGCGCTTGTCATGCCGTTATTTTCGCGGCGGTATGCTTCCCAATTGGCGTGGGACGTAATGGCGCGCCGTAGCGCCGTGCGTTGTTCTGCCGAAAGCCTAACATGTTGTGTCATCTTGCATCTTCCTTCTAAGCGGGGTGTCCGTGCTCTTTGCGGCGCGGTCTAGTTGTCTTTTACACAAGGCATTGCCTAACTGTCAAGTCTGTCAGTTGTCAAAAACGCAATTCATTTGATAAGCTGCAATTCACTCGCAACAGCATTAATTCTAAAGGCGGATTTCAAAGCCCGATGGCAAACACAAGTGACAAGGCCGCTGTCAATCGCGCCATTGCCGCACGTTCGGAAGCTGTTGAGCTAGCACTCGGGCTTTCCAAGCGCGCCATGCGTGTCATTGCTGAAGTGATGGAAACCGCAGACAAGCCCGCTGACAGGCTGGCCGCTGCCCGTGAAATTCTTGACAGGGCGCATGGCAAGGCAACGCAACAGACAAATGTCAGTCACACGGTCAATCATGCTGCCGCCCAATTGGCCGCATTGAACGCGCTTACGGGCCAACTTGTACCCATCATTGATCATAACACATTGGAAACAATAGGTAATCTTGATCAATCACCCAAAGAGTTTATTAACGTCACGCCTATTCCAGCGCCTCAAGCCAGCCTGTCAGCCCTGACAAGCGCTGTCATCGACGCGCCTAGCGCGGATGCGCCCGCGACCCCCCCGGCCTCCCCCGGCGCTGGGTGCGACTTGTAATATTAGCAGGCTGTACCGCTATGGCAGAAATTCAGAAAAACACCCCCCGCCGCCGGCCCATCAAGCGGAAAGTCCTGTCCGCAGAAGAAAAAGCCCGCCGTGCCGAACTCAAGAAGGCCGCTGCCAAGCTCGGCGAGCAAGAGAAGGTGGTTGTCAAAGAGACCGTCCGGCTGACCGACGAGCTCGCCAAAATCCGCGCCGTCGAGGAAGAGCGCTTGCGCAGGGAACAAGAGCGCGAGCAAAAAAAAGAAAATGCACTTGTGTCAATCGCAAGTGAGTTGTTAGGCTCCCAACCAGAGACCCCCACCCCCTCCGGGTCGCCGTCTCAGTCTGGAGCCCTCGGAAAAAAAATAGAAAATTCTGGAAATTCTGACAGTACCGAGACCAAACCTGACAGCCAGGTCGCGGCCCCGAACGACGAAGAGTTCAAAGCTGCCTACGCTGCTTTCATTGGGGCCTACAAGGATAAGCCGGTCGAGTTCGTCAGGAATGTCCTCGGTGCTAACCCGCTCCCGTGGCAGGAAGACTTTCTGCGTGCCGTGGCAGCGGGCGAGCGGCGTATTAGCGTTAGGGCGGGTCACGGTGTCGGCAAGT